GCACGGCGGAGAGGATGAAATCTCTATCCCCGGCGCTGCGCTGCAGCGGATCATTGACGACGCGCTGACGCCAGACTGTGGCGACCTGATCAGCCAGTTGCGGATGCAGAACGAGGCGCTGGAAGAGCACAACGCTAATCAAGCTCGCGAAATAGACAATCTGAAGTTCGAGATTCGCGAACTGCGCGAGCGTCTTGCTGGAAGGGTTTACGAATGAGCGAATATCACAGCTTTATCCGTGGTAAACATACCGCCGTCAGCAAATCAGGATTTGAGCCACGCAACCTGAGCGACGGCCTTTTCGACTACCAGAAGCACTGCGTTGAATTTGCCGTTCGCGCAGGCCGGTCTGCGATGTTTCTCGATACTGGACTAGGCAAAACATTCTGCCAGCTCGAATTTGCGCGCGAAGTCGTAGAGCACACCAATCAGCCGGTGCTTGTTTTGACCCCGCTGGCAGTGGCCGCGCAGACAGCACGCGAAGCCGCCAAATTTGGCATCGATGCAAAAGTGATTCGTGACGATGCGGACGTGTTCAACGGCGTCAACATCATCAACTATGACCGGATCGATAAGCTGGACGTGTCGCAATTCTCCGGCGTGATTCTGGACGAATCATCGATCCTTAAAAACTTCAGCGGACGCACGCGCAATCATCTGGTCAATGCGTTTCGCGATACGCCGTATCGGCTGGCATGCACCGCTACGCCAAGCCCTAACGATCATACCGAGCTGGGCAACCATAGCGAGTTTCTCAGCGTGCTGAATCACTCGGATATGCTGCCGCGATGGTTCATCAACGACACCAAGAACACTGGCGACTGGCGGCTAAAAGGCCATGCGGTTAAACCGTTCTGGGATTGGGTGGCAAGCTGGGCGCGTTGCGTTTCGCAACCGTCTGACTTGGGGTTTTCTGACTTCGGCCATGTGCTGCCGGATCTGAATATCGAACGCCATGTAATCGACTTCGAAAGCCAGGCTGAATCACAAGGTCAGTTGTTCGCATCGCCAGAGATGTCGGCAACTGGCATTCATGCACTGAAGCGCGAATCAGTCGAACACCGCGCTGCCAAGGTTGCCGAGATGGTCAACGGATCAACCGAACCATGGCTGATCTGGTGCGATACCGATATCGAAGCCGATCACCTGGCGCGATTGATTCCTGATGCCGTTGAGGTTCGCGGATCGGACAAGATCGAGCACAAAGAAGAATCGTTGCTTGGTTTTGCTGACGGAGCTATCCGAGTGCTGATAACCAAGCCGTCAATCGCCGGCTTCGGCATGAACTGGCAGCACTGCAACAACATGGCATTTGTCGGACTGACGTATTCGTATGAGTCGTTTTATCAGTCGGTGCGACGCTGCTGGCGATTCGGCCAGACCAAGCCAGTCAACGCGCATCTTGTGATGACTCATGCAGAGTCGGCTATCTGGCGCAACGTATCGATCAAGGCCAGCAACCACGACGCGATGAAGCGCGAAATGCGCGAGGCCATGCAACGCAACGCTGGCATTCACATTGATCAACGACTGGACTATCAACCACAACGAGCGGCGAACCTGCCGCAATGGTTACGGAGTGCATAATGAACGTACTAGACCAACATCACGGCAACAGCTTCAGCGTCTACAACGGAGATTGCGTCGAATTTGCCGCAGGTCTTCCGGATAACAGTATCGACTTCACTATCTACAGCCCGCCGTTCTCGAATCTGTTTGTCTACAGCGACAGCGAGCGCGACATGGGCAACGCAGCAGATGACGCGGAATTTTTCGAGCACTACAAATACCTGCTGCGCGACCTGTACCGGGCAACACGTCCAGGTCGCAACTCAGCAGTGCATTGCTCAGACCTTCCGCTGACGAAGTGGAAAGATGGACGCATCGGTATTAAAGACCTGTCCGGCATGATTATCCGTGCGCACGAAGAATGCGGATGGACGTTGCATAGCCGGATCACCATCTGGAAATGCCCAGTGGTTGAAATGACCCGCACCAAGGCTCATGGGCTGCTTTACAAAACACTATGCAAAGACAGCAGCCGCAGCCGCGCCGGAATGCCTGACTATCTGCTGATCTTCCGCAAAGAAGGCGAAAACGACCGGCCAATCAGCCATAAACCGGATGATTTCCCCGTCGATCTTTGGCAGAAGTGGGCGAGCCCGGTATGGATGGACATCAACCAGACCGACACTCTCAACGTCAAAGCCGCACGCGAAAGCAAAGACGAAAAGCATATATGTCCACTGCAACTGGATCTGATCGAACGCGCATTAATTATGTGGAGCGCTCCAGGCGACACGGTTTACAGCCCGTTTACCGGTATAGGAAGCGAAGGCGTGCAATCAATCAAGCTGGGCCGGAAGTTTATCGGAACCGAGCTTAAGCCAGCGTATTACCGACAAGCCGTCGAATATCTGACGGCAGCGGATAACGCCCCGATTGACTTGTTTGCGGCCTGATGGCCGCTTTTTTATGGGTGCCATATGGCCAAATCCAAATCGCCGCGCAAGAAATACACGCCGAAGCCAATCAGCAAAGACCACGCGAACAAGATCATTTACAGCACGATCTTCAAGGCGAGCACACAGTCAATATGCAAGGCTCAAATCGATGCGTTGATTAATCCCTTCCGAGCGCAAATTGAGGCGCTAAGGACTGCGTCTATCGATTTAGAAGGGTGGACAAGGCTGAACGAGATGAATCTTTTCTCGTTTTTGTTGGCAGGTAACTTGTTCCGAGCAACCAGTAACGAAGAAGCGCGCAAGCAAATCGCACCAAGCCAGCAGGCATTCGAACTTGCATCGGAAGCGCTATTTCAGATCGGCAATCGATGGCGGCAGAAGGGCAAATTTGGCGCGTCTGGAGATGAGCTAACAGCAATCAGAGAGTCGCAGATTTGGCTGTTCGAATTACTGCAAATCGCACCTGAAGGAATGGCGCTTGAAGCCTTGATGGAAGCGGAGAAAGACATCGATAACTACTGGCGAAAAGTGGAGCAAGCCGCATGATCACCGCCGACGAACTGCTGGCCTCGCCAGTCAATCTGCTCGCTCACCTGAGCAAGCTGAATCCAGCGTCAGCAATCAGGGACGAACGGCTGCGAGCCGAACGGGCCGAAGAGATGGCGATCCTGAAGCGTATCGCCGACATGCCGGCCGGAACGCATGTTTTGATGAAAGAGATCGGCGAGAGAAGGCCGGCGATGGCAGCAAAACGCCGGGCGCGGGAGGCTGGACTGATCAAGCGGACGCAGGCCGGAATGTCGCAAGTGTGGCGCAGAACATCGAAGGAGTGGCGGGAATGAACGAAAAGCAGAAACAACGTGCGATTGCGGCGCTTGGCATGTGGCATTCGAGCAATGATGCATCGCTGCTCGAATATCGAGCGGCAGAGCTTATGGCCGGCTTATTGCAAGAGCTGGCGGACGCGCCGGAAGTACTAACCGCTACTAATCCGGCGCAGATTAGTAGTTTGGAGCCAGCGCCGAGCGCGCCTGATGTCAATCTGGAACCGAGTAAAGAACAGCTTACCCAGCTTATTAATGGAGTTGGAAAGTGTTTTACTAAAGACTCAGTGCGTGAATTTTTGCGCGTCTGGGTACGCGATTGGACTGCGCATAAGCTGGCTGCGCAGCAGACCTTCAATCTGGTGCGGGATGCTGAGAGGTATCGGTGGCTGCGGACTTACAACACAGCAAAGCACCCGGCTGTAACAGAGGCGTTTTTCTTGGGGGATGAAAACCTAGACGCGGAGATCGACGCAGCCATCGCGGCAGAGAAGGCGCCACATGACCATCGACACACAACGACTGCGCGAGCTGGCAATGAATCAGTTATTGGAGGCCTTGAAATGACCACAGCACCGAAAAACGCCCGCTACTGGCAACGCCGCGCGCTAAGAGCCGAGGCGGAACTGAATTTACTGCGCCAGCGCCTCGGGCGCGATCTGGACGTGTATCGGGATCATGTATCGGAGCTGATTGATCTGCGGTTCAGGGTTCGCGAAGCAATCGACACGCTGAAAGGAATTGAACAATGACCGCACCCCGCATCACCATGCCAGATGGCAAGCCAGAATTCGGCACCGTCTTTTTCGTCTACCGCGCAAAGATGCACACCGGCAGCAGCATGCACACCGCTGGCGCCATCACGGCGGAACAGCACCGGGCGATTGCGGCGATCCTGCAGGGGAAGCCGGCGATATACGACGGAGAGGCCGGCAAATGACCCAGCTCGCATTATTCGACCAGTCGACCGCTGCTGCTAGCGCAGACCTACCCGTCGCCCGGCTCAACCCGACCAATCCGCGCGCTCTGCACACCCAGGACTGCTATTTCGAAACCATCGCCGACCGCGGCTGGCGCATTGAAATCGCCATCGGCCGCAGCGCCGCCGGCTATCACAGCACGCCCAGCCATTACACCGGCTGGAGCGGCGAACTGAGCCCGGTGTTCGTGCGCGCCGCCGCCCACGATAATTTCGCCAGCGCCCACTACGCCGCGTGGCAGGCGTTGATCGACAAGATTGGTCGCGAACTGCCCGGCCAGAATCACAGCCACCTAAGCGACGGCCAGAAGCAGGTTATGCGCAACATGATCGAACGCGCCATCGAGGCGCAAGCCGGCATTAAGCCTGGCAAACAGGAATGGCCGCAGCATCAGGCCGCGTAAGGACAACACCATGACCATCCGCTACAAAACCATCCGGCAGTTCGCTGCAGAATCTGGCTACACAGAAGAGGCGATCCGGAGCAAAATCCGTGACGGCATCTGGCCGGAAAATCAGGTATGGGTAAAAGCGCCGGATGGTAGGAATCTCATCAGCGTTGAAGGATATAACCAATGGGTCGAAACGGCACTGGCGTCCGCGCAGCCTCGGAAAGCAGCATCGAAATCGATTTTACCTATCAGGGCAAACGCTGCCGCGAGCGGATCGCGCTCAAGCCCACCCCCGCTAACCTGAAGCGCGCGGAACGGCACCGGGCGGCGATCCTCGACGCCATCGAAAAAGGCACATTCGACTACACAACAACATTCCCCAACAGCAAACGCGCCGCGCAACACGCTCTGCAGCCAGGCGACGCGATGACTGTCGAGAGCTATCTCAGCGCCTGGCTAGACCAGCAGGCGCACATCATCAAAGCCAGCACCCTGCTGGACTACCGAAAGACCATCCTGTACCAGATCATCCCGGCATTCGGCGCGCTGCGGCTATCCGACCTCAAGCGCCCCGCCATTCGGGACTGGTGCCAGAAGCTCACCTGCAGCAACAAACGCATCGCCAACATCCTCTCCCCATTGCGCGTAGCGCTGCAGGATGCAATGCAGGACGAGCTGATCGACGCCAATCCACTGTTCGGCTGGACGTGGCAACGCAAAGAAGCGCACGCGCGTGAGGACGACATCGACCCATTCTGCGCGGAGGAGCAAGCGGCAATCCTGGCCGCACTGGACGGCCACGGCCGCAACCTGATCCAGTTTGCCTTCTGGACCGGCCTGCGCACGTCCGAGCTGATCGCCCTGCAGTGGGGCGACATCGACAAACGCCGCGGCGTCATCAAAATCCAGCGCGCACTCACCCAGGCCGCCGACGAAGACGAGACAACAAAAACCCGCGCCGGGCGCCGCGAAGTCAAACTGCTGGCCCCGGCGCTGGCTGCGCTCGAAGCGCAAAAACCCCTCACCTACCTGCGCCCGGACAACCGAATCTTTCTCAATCCACGCACCGGCGAGCCATGGGAAGGCGACCAGGCCATCCGCAAAACTCTCTGGACCCACGCGCTGAAACGCGCCGGCGTGAGCTACCGCCGCCCCTACCAGACCAGACACACCTACGCATCGATGATGCTGACCGCCGGCGAATCGCCGATGTGGGTGGCGGCGCAAATGGGCCACGCAGACTGGGGCATGATCCGCCGAACCTATGGCCGATGGATTCCGGATGCTGCGCCCGAAGCAGGCCAGAAGGCGGTGGCATTATTTGCGGCAGAAAAACCGGGAATCGACCCCGGTAGCAAAACAAAATCCACGGCGTAATGTCAGTTTTTCGTCAGCATCACACCGCAAAACACGCCCTTTAGCCAATTGCGGCGGGTTCGATTCCCGCCGGCTCCACCAATAACAGCCCACAAATCAATGATTTATGATTTGTGGGCTGACGTTTTTTAGGGCTGTTTTGTGCTATTTAGGCCCCAGAATGTCAGCTTTTTTGTCGGCATTAAAAATTCCGGCACACCTGAAAATTTCCCTTGCTTTTGTTCGCAAGTGCGAACATAATACAGTCATGGATTCGCGATTGGCGCGAATCGAGCTTAAGGAGTAGAAAAAATGAATGCATACAACGTGTTTGAGGCCGCTTTCGATACAGCGAATGACTTTGCTGAAAACTCTGTCGCATACGTGCAGCAGTATGCAGAAAACGCTCTGGGAGTTTCTGTGTCGATAGAGGTGGCAACCGCCATCGTCGCCGCGAAAAACGCGGTCGACTCTGCAAACGCCGAGAACAGCGAGGGCCAGAACAATCTCTGGCACTACGCCGAAAAGCCGCTCTCGGAAATCGAGATTGGCTAAACCAAAGCAGGATCGCACCGGCCAGCGAAGAGGGAAGTTCCTCGTACTGGCCGACAGCGGCGGAGAGATGCTGCATTGCAGATGCGATTGCGGCATGGAGTCCTTGCGCCCAAGGGCGATGTTCAAGCCATCGTTCCGCGGACTTCTCGCGTGCGAATACTGCCTGGGCCACCCGTGTGAAGTCTGCGGGGAAATCCTCCCGCGGAAAAACCGCCAGCCCGCAGCGACGTGCTCGCCTGAGTGCCGCGCTGAGCGTCACCGCAAGATCGAGCGGGAACGATACTCCAGAAAAAGAGAAGACCCTGAGTTTGCCGAGGCATTAAGACGGCGGCGGGAACAGCTGAAAATTAGAATGGCGAATGACACTGCGTTTGCCGAGCACATGCGGCGCATGCGGAACGCCATTACGTTTTCGTACCGGTGGCGACTCAAGCAGGATAAAGATGCATATAGCGCCGCACGCATAAAAGCCCGAGCACTCAACAAGGAATGGCGATTAAAAATACGCCAAGACCCTGAAAAGGAGCTGGAATGGAAAATAAAAAGGCGGATGTACTATTTATTGGTCTGGAAGCCAAAGCATGACCCCCGCTGAACTCAAAACCCTGCGCGAATCACTCGGCCTGTCCGCCCAGTGGCTGGCAGATCGCGCCGGCGTGCTGCAGCGATCTGTGCAGTATTGGGAGGCCGGGCGCTCTCGCGTGCCGGAGGATGTGGCGGAGCTGGTGCTACGCATCGATGCGCAGTTTACCGAGGCCACGCGCCAGGCGCTGGCGGTGGTAGATGAGCAGACGGCCAAACAAGGCCATCCGCCAGAGGTGGTGCGACTGTACCGCTATCGGGACGATGCTGCGTTGCATGCGGCCCGCCCGGACATGGACGGCCTCCCGGTCACGGCTCACGCCGCGCTGCTGGCGCGGGTGCGGCTGGCGCTGCTGGCGCGGGGGCAGGCGGTGGTGATTGAGTACGCTTGACCTACTCCACCACCCGAACCTGAAACGTGCGCTGGATAATGCGTGCGCCACTGGTGGCGGTGAGCGTGATGTCGTAACGGTTGCCGATGCTGCCACCAGACAACCAGACCACTGCGGCCTCTCCAGCAGAGATGGTCTTGCTGCTGCCATCTGGCAGCGTGACCTGCAGCGGGCCGGCGTTGACGGCTGGCGCTGGGCTGGCGCCGATGGTGATGCCCGTATCGGCCACCACGGCCACTCCTGACATCGTTTCGCCT